TGCATGTCTTCGTCGGCACCGATGCCGTCTAGTTGGCTTTCATCCATATATTTTTTAAGAACTTCATTTAGTTCTGCATATTCAGCAAGCGTCATGTCCATTTCGCGCTTGTCAGATGAGGAACCAAGTCCACTCTCTCCATCACTACCGGTAGAAGACGAAAAGCCTCTTACTTTGTCCCCGCTTCTAATGCGAGAATCATTTCCTCTACGCATTGAAGAAAGGGTGTTTGTAACATTGGCTTGGGTTGTACCAGTAAGTTTTGCTATTTCACGATACGACAATTCATCATTATCGTTATAAAGTCTAATGATTTCATTACGTAGGTTAGTTGTTGCTTGTCTTTCCTTGTTTGGATTGACGGAACGAAGAGGAACGTCTCCCGCTTTTCTTCTTTTATCTATAACATTGCGAATGTTAGCAAGTTCCGTAAAAATACCATTTGAACCAGGCTGGGAACTTAAAAAGCGAGATATGTCGCCAACAGTTTCACCGTCGTTGTACATTTCAACGATTTTGTCTTCTCTTTGTTTTCTATCCCTAACATCAAATTTTTTACCTTTTGAGTCACCACCGCCGGTTCTGGAAGCAAAGCCGCGAAGTATTTCTCTTTCCTTTTTACCTCTATTCGGAAGGAATGGAGAACCTTCTCTACCATCCTTGAGGTATTGAACGAGGTCCTCACTGACGCCATCGTCACCCAGTTCTTTTGCAATACGCTGAATTACTCCTGATTCATCATTTTTTGCACCTTCTCTAATTGCATCAGAAAATTCTTTTGCTAATTTTTCTGGGTCAAGGCTTGGGTCAAGGGTAATAATATTTTCTAGTGCATCTTCAAAAAAGCCATTTAGTTGTACTAGGTCTTCGTCACTTATGTTTCCCTTTCTGATTCTGTCAATAAATGCATCCGTAGGAACAACGCCCTCTGTGCTGTCTAGGTACCTAGCAAGTTCTTCCATGTCAAGAAGATTTTTGAGCAAGTCAAATAATCTTTCTTTTTCTGATTCTGATTCCTTTTTGGCTTTTGCTGGTTCTGTTCCACGGAAGGATTTTGTTCTTGCATCAAAAAGGTTCTTTGATTTTTCGGATATTTTTTTTAAAGATTGTGTGAAGTCAGACAACAACTCGGCCTGAAGGTCGTCCGCTTCTTCGCCTGTTCCATTTTCTCTAGCCCTGTCAACATAGTCGTCAAAAGCCAAGTTAAGAACTTCTTCAATTCCGTCTATAAAGTTTTGTATTTCTCTTCTATCGTTAAATTGGCTAATGAAACCGTCGCCTTCTTTGTCGTCAGAAGAAAGAGTGTCAACTAATTTTTTTCTAATTTCTGAAAGCACTTTTCCAGGACTTTCGTCTAGTTTTTCTTTGCTTAAATTAGAAAAAATATCATTAAGAACTTTAACTCTGTCCGAAAATGCTTTTTGATAACGTTCCGGAAGACGACCCTCGTCTGTTAGTTCTCTGAATCTTTTAAGAGACATTCCTATGTCTTTGGCTGCCAATTCTTCTATGGCATTGTCAATTTGAGGAATATCAATTTTGACAACACCTGCAGTGCTTGAACTAAGTCCACTTCTTACAGCGCCAGCGTTTCTGTCTCTATCAAGGTTTTCTGAAGCAGCGTCACCAACTGGGTCGTCAGCCATACCTCTGCTTGGGCGTCGCATTGGTGGTCCCATTGCTTCGTCGTATTCATCTGCGTTGTCATCGCTACCCATACGGGAAGCCATTCCGCTTCTGCGTTGATTTTGCCATGCGCGGGTTGCAGCATTGGTGTCAACTCTTCCACCAGATGCACGGTCGTTTACTCCAGGAATTGCAGGACGTGAGTACGGCGTTCCTTCTTGTACGATTCCGTCTCCGTCACCGTCCCATGCTTTTGGGTCAAAGTTTACCGCGCCCCTACCGGCGCGGCCTAATTTTCCCAGGCCCCCGCTTAGCGTTCGCCCCAGGGCTTTTTCGGCTACGCCAATAGCCTCTATAAATTCTTGTGTTACTTCGGTTGTGATGACAATGCCATCTTCCGTCACGTGAGATTCAACCCTGTGATAATCAAAAATTGGGTCAAGTAATTGCTTGGTCTCAAACGCGTTTTCCAGTTTGACAGGAATTAGGTAATCACTTTTTGATTCAACATCTTTTTCCGCTGATGAAACAATGTCTTGAAGTGTCTCTAGGACTGTTTTTAGTTTTGACATATTGCGGGAACTAAGCGTTCTTCCAACTTTTACATCAAATGTCTCGTCAAGAATCTGAGCAAGATTTTCTAGTTCTTCGTCAAAGGCTGATTTTTCATAATCCTCACCTTTAGGCATTACGTATTCAGGACTAACAACGAAGTTCGTTGCGCCAGTTGGCACGCCAGGCTTGACCTGCATTGGCATTGAAGGCATCTGTGACGGAACAACCGTACGTGAACCACTCGGTTGTTGTCCGTCTGCCAGTTCAGGCTTGCCAAACATAAAGGTAACGTAATTGTCTGGAGTGTGATATCCGATTCTGTACATTACAGAACGACCATCAGAGGTCATTCTTCTGAACTTTGCCGTGCTTTCAGTAGCGGAAACTAGTTGAATTGAGGAACCGCTTCTGCTTTGTAGTTCGCGTGTCAATCTTTCTTTTTCATTGTCACCAAGCGCCCGAGCAAGACCCTCTGAGAAAATTGGTTTGTCGTCGTCATCGTCGTCATCATCACCCTGTCTAACGACGATAATTTTTGGACCTTGGTTCATTCCAGTATGGTGAGGCATCATCATTCCGGGCATGTGCTTTTCGGCTGTTTCGTCAGACTTTACAGAAATTGTTCCAGTCAATTGATTGGCACCATGTAGTACTGGCGATACTTCGTAAAGTTCAACTTCTTTTAGAATGTTTGCTTGGATGTTCGGGTCAAAAATTGAATCAAGCGTTTTGTATCCGATTGACCACTCTTGTTCTTGTCCGAAGAACGCGACGTTGGCGAAGGCTTCCCGACCTTTTTCTGAGTTGAGATTGAATTGAACCTTTGCGTACAAGCCACCAATACCGGCGTTGAGCATCTTTGTTGGAAGTCTTCTGTCCCCTGGGGCAACTTCGTAAATCTCAAGAACTTTACCGATTGGGTCGTTCCAGTTGTGTCCCCAAACAACACGGGGCTTGCGGCGGGTAAGGCTTTTGGTGAATGCTCCAGTAATTAGAACGTCTCCTACTGAGTCCTTATTGCCGATGCCGGCGACGAAACACTCAACGACGCCTTGGGCCTCGTCAATGTTGAATTGGCCTGGAATGGCTTTAAATTGAATATCTTGCTGACTCATGTCGCTCCTAATGTCTTAATTGATAATAAAGGATAAGGAGTCAAACGATTGCAAGTATTGAATACAGATATTAACGTTTCTTTAAATAGGTTTTGCTATTTACAGAAATTAGATGTTTGAACCCATTGACCACGCCCGACGCGTTTCGTCTTCAGCAATTTGCGATTTCTTTTTTGCTAGGAGATTGGTAAATGTTCCAACAAGAGCAGTGCGCAAAGTAGTTACCTTGTCTTCTTCGCCATGTACGCCAAGTGTTGCAAACACGGCATTGTTGATTTCCTGTGCAGTTTCATCGTTGACTGACTTGATTCTGGTTATTTGCGAGTTGACATGAGCGACGATATCTTCTTTTTTTAACGGCATCTTGACAAGATTTTTTTCGGAATATGTTGTTTGTGCATCATTGATAATTGCGTTAAGAACAGGCCTAATGTCTTCGTCCATCTGTTTAGCCCATACATCTGCGCTGAAAATGCTTTCCACATCAAGCGCTCCTGTTGCCAATAGTTTTCTAGATTTAATACCAGAGGCTTTCTCAAGAACAACTCTCTGTTGTCTCTCAAATACTCTTTCCAGGCTTCTATCAAGAATCTCTGTCCATCGGTTAAATGTTGTGTCAACTTTTGTTTGCCACTCTTGTTCGCTCTTGCTTTGAAGCGCCGAGTAGTTTGCGGATGCTTGCGCTGGCGCGGTTGGCATGGCTCCCTGCTCTGGAGACATGACACCGTCAACTGGTGGCATTCCTGCGTTTTGAGCCATCTGTTCACCCTGTGTTGCGAGTTCCATAGCACCCTGCATGGTTGTTGGGTCTGGAGGCATTCCCTCTGCACCTGGAGGCATTCCTGGCATTCCTGGCATTCCGGGCATTCCTGGTGCCCCAGGGACTCCTGGAGCCCCCATTACACCGGCCTGAGCAGGCTCTTCCATCTTCTTCTTCGTGTTTGCAATCGGAGTGAGGTTTGGGTTCCATAAAAGAGAATCGGCAAGGTCGCTCTCAACTTCTTTTCTGCCAGTTCCAGTTCTGTATTCGTTTGTGCTGATTAGACCTTGACCAAGTTCATCCTTGAGGTATCTGTTTCTTTCCTGTTCGTAAAGAATAAGAACAGGAACATTCCTGACGTCAAAGTCAATGTAATGCTGGTCGTCAAGTTCATCTAAGGCACGAGCAATTGGCTCTAAATGCGGAAGCATTGTTTCGTTCCAAAAGACTCGGATTTCTTCACCAGCGTTAGAGAATGTTCTGCCAGCAGCGTTTCCGATAACTGATTCCGGAACACCAAAAGATGCAAGAATTTCTTCCTTAGTAATTTGACGCATTTGAATATATGCAGCGTCACGAGGACTGGCGGATGTATCAACAAAGTCAGCACCATCGTCAGAAGAGATAACGGTCGTTGCTCCAGCACGAGCAATGTTTCCCCTGAATCTGCTCTTTAGTTCTTCTTTGTCATCATCGTCAATTTCTCCACGAAGAACAAGAAGACCTCCTGGACGACCATCGTTTAGAAGGTAGTTTCTATTGTAAACCTTTGCCAAGTTTTCAATCTCAACAGCAATACCAGCAGCCTCTAATGGGGTCATTGATAGGTATGGGTCTAATGGATGTGGTTTGCGAATCCAAATAACATCTTTTGGTTTCATGATTATGGTGCCGCCGTTTGGCATCTTCACTTCGTAACCAGCAACAAAATTTCTTGGGTCAGGAATTGGTGAAGTGCTTTGTGGGGGTAGAAGGTTGAGAGCAATTACTCCGCCGTCCCTGCCATAAATTTTTTCAATAAACACCCCTCGTGTGCTCATTAAGAGTTGAGAAGAAAGCCTGTATCTAAATATAAATGAATTTTCACCTATATTGGATTTTGTGTTCAGAATTTTTAATATCTCTGAATTTTTTGCTTTTGAACCTACAATAATCTCACCCTGCGGAGAGTTGTCTTTCCTAAGAATCACTGGGAGTCTTGCTTGGTTTCCAGCAATTGCGTCAATACAACGAGCAACCCAAGTTACCTTCTGCATTCCTTCTTTATAAACACGCTCAATATCCCACGAGTCAGAATACGCTTTTCCGGCATAGCCAGGGTTGTGCGCAATTGGAGCGCCAGGACCGACGCTCTTTGTGGACTGATTGTTCAGTGATTTATTATTAAAGTTATTCCAAGCCATTTTCTACTCAAGACCTAGCAAGAAACCTAAAATTCCGCATGTAACACCCGCCGAAATGAAACCCAAAGCAGGCGAAACCATGCTCGCCCCTATACTTGTAAATAATATAAATCCTACCATTAAAACGTTGGCAAAGAATGGGCGAGTCGCTAATTCTTTTATCGCCCCCCATAAAAACTTAATACTCTTTACACTTGCAGACTTCGTTTTAGTGATGAAATTATTCATATGCTCACACCGTAGCGCATAAAACATGCCTAGTGTGCAATTGCCTTATAGAAAGAAAACCATGACTACTGACTGGATAAAAGTTCTTGAATACTTAGAACCAAAGAAACCTGAATTCTGTCCAGAAGAGGCATCTATCACTCAAAGAGTTTTTTTGAGAACGAATGGTATTGAAGCATTATTCGGTGGTGCCGCAGGCGGTGGAAAAAGTTCAGCACTTTTAATGTCAGCCCTGCAATATGTTGATGTTCCTGGATATTCAGCCATTTTGTTTCGTCGTACATATGCTGACTTGGCGCTCCCTGGTGCCCTCATGGATAGATTCAAGACATGGATAGACGGTCATGACGATATTCACTGGAACGCAAACAGTTACGTAGCGACATTTCCTTCTGGAGCAAGAATATCTTTTGGGTACCTAAACAACACAAACGACTACCTTCGTTATAAAGGGTCAGAATTTCAGTTTATTGGAATGGATGAGGTCACCGAAATCCGTGAATCGGACTATCGGTACATGTTCTCCCG